CCAGATTTTGCTTGATCTAACAGTTCAGAAGCAGTGGTTTTTAACTGCCCTGCCGCTCTGCCCACAGTGCCGGGTTCTGGCTGAACAGCACCACCAAAACCACCTAATAGACTTTCTAGTAGACCGCCCTGATCCTGCTCGTATCCTTCAGGAAGCATCCCTTCAGGAGCGTATACTGTACGTCCCGCTCTTTCTAACATACCCGCACCAGGAACTATTGATCCAAGAGCAAGACCTGCAATGCCTTCACCAAGTGTCTGTTCTCTGATCCCACCAACACGGGGACCAGCCGTAGTCATCTCACCTTCTGCGCCGCCAAACAGTTTACCAAACCCACCTCTTACCGCCATCTGTGGGTTGTTAAAGCGTTGTTCCGCCATACCACCTAGTTGATTTAAAGTATTTTGAGGTATTATGTTTTGATAACTTACATTATCTGCACCAAATATTTTTGAAAAGAAACTGTTTGGATAGGGGTTTCTTACATTACCTTGTTGATCACGAACAACACCAGAGGTACGGTTTTGACCACCTCCGTCATCATCACCGCCAGTAGATATGTTACTACTGCCCCTGCCTATATCTGCACCACTATAGGACCTGCCACTTGACCCCAGAGAGGAGGAGGGGGAACCTGTGTCAGGACGGTTACCAAAACCGCCGCTTCTATCACCCGGTGTGTTCATTATCTTAACTTCGCCGCTCTAGGATTACCCATGTAAGCTTTGCCCATACCACGGACCATCTCGCCACCACACATGTCACAACCACAGCTACCGCCGTGAGTGTTGTATGTGCCCTTCGCGGCTCTAACAACTTTCTTGTCATCACCACGACGCTCCAGCTTTGCGGAACGCTTGGGAGCTTTTTCCATATACCGCTCTAGCTTTTCTTCCCGCTCCAACGCCTTTTCGTAGGCTTCGCGGTCAAAGCGCATGTTGCTATTCATTTCACTTGCTTTAGGGCGAGGCGTCGGGCCAGTAATTTTCACTGACTTACCGTCTTTAGCTTTTAGGGGCATGTTAGTATCTTCCGATGCTATTTGATCCGCTTTCTTTTCATTCTTCTTCATCTTGTCTTCACGCTTTTTAATACGCTCACGAGCAGCGTTGAGTGCGTTACTACCAGAATCAGATGTATTTCTACCCATTTGAATAAGCCTCTTCGCTTCTTTATATGTAATGCCGAGGTCGTCAGCGAACTGTTGTATCCGTGCCATGTCCCTATCCTACACTATTTTTAGTTAGTCAACCAGTCTTACAATATACTCTTTGCCGTCGATACCGACACCCACTTCAACCTCGCGCTTCTCACAAGAATAACGAGTTTTTTCTCTATCCTTCCACCCATTGCGCTCTATCTGACGCTTCATCTTTAAACAGTCAGGCATGCTCATAGGCCCGGTGTGCTCTATAATACCACCGCTTAAATACAGCAACAATGTCATTGTTTTAGTGATCACCGTTTCGCAACTTCTCTAAGTTTTCTTCTAAGTTGGTTATGCGCTTTTCGTAAAATTCTAGTGTTAACTTTTGCTGCTGATCATAAGGGGCTTTGCCACCTTCTATTTCGTTCTGCAACTTCTCTAACTCAGTCGCTAAATGCTCTATCAACATGAATTGTTCACTATCGGCTGGCAAGCTACCCATCTCACCGCGAGGCCATTTAATACGAAACTCAGTGTTTTGTTCTAAGTCAGCCTTCATCATAGTTTGGTTTGTCTCTAGTGTGTTCAGCCTCTCTATCAAACCAAAGTAAGCCCACGTTGCTAGACTAGCCGCCGCAACCATACTAATAATATTGCGAAGCGGCAGAGCCACCTCTGTGTTATCACTTATCTTTGGCATTTAACTTTTCTCGTGGTTAAGCCAAACCGCAAATGCACCTGTCATGGCCCCCGTGACTACACTCACCAGTGCTGCCTGCTCTGCTGTCGGACTCTGTAGTGTCATAAACCACTCCACTACCCGCCAAGCCGATATTGACATCATAATCATCATCAAGCGGGGTAGTATTTTCCACTTGAAAAATCTTTCCATTGTTAACTCTGCCATCTTTTCTGTCCTTAGTCTTCATTACTTTTTCCTAAACTTGTCCATTCCCTTAATGCCTAGTGCCGCCGAGCACACAAGGAAAACCAGATATTGATACCAGTCCGGCAGTTCGTTTAAACGGTCAAAGCCATTCTTCACGACCTCTTCCATGCCCGGAATAAAAACTAAAATCACTGGAATCAAAACAACTACCGTGACTATTTCATCCTTGATTGACGATTTCGTAGACTCAGCCATAATTAACTCCCACTTACTGTCGTGGGTGGCTGCTGTCTTCATTATCTCTGCTTTAGCTTCTGCCTCAGTCTGTGCAAGAGTAGCTTTCGCCTTTTGCTTGGATACCTGGCCTTCAACAAACGAGCCTGCCAGTGATGCAATGGGTCCAATAAGAGCTTGAAACATGTCACTTTCTCCTCATTCTTCCATAAAACAGAATTAAGTTTACTGTTGTGTTTAACGTCACCATTAAGACAAGCCAGTACTGTAGTTCAACAGGCATTACTGACCACGCTTCAGATCAGCCTGTGTATCAATACGATACACATTTACCAAGTTACGGTCTTCAGCAATCTGCTCTTGCATGTTCTGACGCTGTTGCGATAACTCATAAGACTGCATCAACTTCGCCTGATCAATCTGGAAGTCCATCGCATCATTCATTGCTTTGCGCTGAATCTCTTGTGTATCGTTCTGCAACTCCTGCTGACGAATAGCGACCAGCGGGTCAGGTTGTTGTGGTGGTGTCAGAAGAGGTGCCAACTGTTCTGTTGTATCAGCAATCTGTTGTGCAACCGCAGCCTCTAATGCATCAGGGTTAATTTGAGGCATTGGTTCGCCAGCCTGCTCTGATGCCTTCATAAACATTTCCTGTACCAAGTCACGAGCATGCATGGCTACATGCTGTTGAACATGAGACTGTAACATCATAAAGGCTTGTGGATTAGCAGAGGTGGATGGTTGCTGCAACATAGCCGCATGCACTCGAATATGCGCAATGTGGTCCTGCTGCGGAAATGCTTGAATCATCTTACCACCCAACACACTTGCATTCTCCATGCCAGGGTCCATCGGTGCTGGCGGCTGTGGCGGCGGCAAGATATTATCAATGTTCTTAATATCCAGTGCATCATACATACGGCGATACGCCTCATACATATTGTGCATCTGCGGAGCAGCCTGCGCCAACTGAAGCTGTGTCTGTGCCAGCGACAAACGCTGCGCCATCGAAAAGATCGACGGGTCGGATACTGGGAGAACGTCTACCCGCCCGTCGAAGTCCTGCGCCATAAGCTCTGGCGGGACATTCGGGCCAATCATGTACGGGTAAGGCACAGGATTGTTGGAAAATATTTCTGCTAGTAATCTAAACTCGCTCTTCTGAGCATAATGCAACCGCTTATGGATGCTGCTTATTACTTTTGAGCCTTGCTCAATGAGAGCCACTGTTGTGCCGACTGGAGCATTTGAATTAACGTCAGCGACCTTTGTGTCTGCCACTTGTGCAAATCTTCTACCAGAGTCGACAACAACTCCCAAAAGTTGGGCAAGCGTTCCAGACGGTTCTTTGTAAGGCAAAGGAATAATGGCGTTACGAATATCCCCACCAGGAGCATCAAGATCGCGGAACTCACCAGGATTAACAGGCTCATCGTCATTGCGGATACGAACACCACGAGCCTTGAAACCGCCTGGTAAATTGGACAAAGTTCCAGCATCAATAAGCTGACGTAATATCGAAGTTGCTGCACGGGACAAACCCCCTATCATATGAAGTAAGCCAAAACCATAGAAGCCAAAACCAGGAAGAAACTTGTAATGAACAAAGTACTGACGCTTACGACGGAGCGGATCCGCCTCACGCCAGTTTCTAACAACTGACAAAATCTTGCCTGAACCCTCGTCCATTGTGATGATGTACGGAAGCTTGATACCTGTTGGTTCATCATCCGCATCCATATCCTCAAATCCCTCAAGGTCCAAATCAACATGGACCTCATGGATTGTATACATCTCATCAGAGTAACCCGGACGGAGACCCTGAATATCATCAGCTTTACTCCGTATTGTTGAATCTGCCTCTTCATCCTCAGAAGCGCTGAGTTGTACGTCACGATAAATACCTCCCACCTGTAGCTTTCGGATATCGTTCTCGCTCATACGAACAACATGAGTGTAACGGTCAGCCGTCTGTAAATCAGTCGCGCTGTACGGTACAATCAAATCCTCCGCAGGTACAAACTTCGAAACAGCCCTCTGCCTCATCGGGTCGAAGTATACCTTCTTGAACGTCGAACCTGTAATTGGCAAATAGAAAAGCATCTGGTCTGTGTCCAGATCATACTCTTCCATTACCTCTGTAACCTGATAATTCATAAAGTCCTTGACCCGCTGGGCCTGGTCTTCAACTTCCTTAGACTGCTGACCAATAATCTGAGTCTTGACAGGACCACCCGGTGGCAGCATTTCCTTGTACGCCTGTGCTTGGAACTGGGTCACAGCCTCAGACAATAACGGATGCGTTACACCAGAAGCACCCATAAACGGCTCATTGCGCTCCTCGTAATTAATACCAAGTAACGTCAAACCCTTCGCAATAGCCTCTTCCCAATCCTCACGAGAAGACCTGTCGTCATCGACGCTAGAACCAAGGTCCGAGGACAAAGCTCCAAGTATCGAGTCGTCTAATACTTCAGCCAAGTTCGCGTCGTGGTCGTACACTTCCGCCTCAACCTCAACCATCTCCTCATCACCAGCAAGCATGATACCCTCTGGTAACATATCGGCCTCTGGTAATTGGACCTCGGTCATTTGTTCTTCTGCTGTCATAGCTGGACCGCCGGGACCCATAGCCATTTCTACTGCTGTTGGAGGTAGTGCCATTAGTTAAATATCCCTAGTAATCGTTCCATCATTGTAGGCTCGGTAGGCTCAACAGGTGTTGCTGTCATGCCTCTTTCTTTTAACGCTTTAATTGCAGCTTTGTCTAACTTCTTCATGTTCTGCATAGGAATAGAACCTCTCTCGTAAAACAAACTGTTCCTGTCCGAAGAGTAAACACCGCGTTTATCTGCGGACCTCTGCTGCATGACATCCATCACGCGCTCTTCATCAGCTAAATCAAAAGGCGCATCAAAAGCACCAGT